CCCTCCACCGCCGGCCGATCGGCTCGAGCGAATCAATCACCGGGTACCCACCACCCACCACGGTCCGCGGTGAGCCCGCTTGGAAAACCTGGGTACCCCTACCCACGATGACCGCGGAGAGTGGCGAACCGGGGGTCGTCAATCCGCCCAACCGCATACCTACGGACAGTCACCACGAAAAATTCTGACGCCGAAAGTCCCTTCTTTGACCTATCTACGCGATCCCCGTTCCCCTTCTGACTAACTCTGCTCTCCCTTTCTCTTTGATGCTTCCCCTTCCCCTTATTACGCGAGGCGGGGGAGCTGTCCGAGGGCTCGGTCGCAAGACGCGATCAGTGGGGGGGGTTTCACCCCCCACCCCCCACTGTCGCGCTTGCTCCCTCGCGTAGCCCTCCCCCCCGCAAGGTGTAGCGAAAGGTGTTATATAGGTGTAGCGTGCTGTAGCGTCACCATTGAAAAGGGCAGGTTCCTCTAGGGGATTTCGACGCTACACCTCGACGCTACAGATTTCGGCGTTCGGAGGGGCGAGTGCTTGCTCAAAGTGGTATCGCCGTTTAACGGGAGCAAGCATTAAGCAAAGTTGTAGCGTCGAGAGGTCGATTTTCCCGATCCGGGCACAAAAAATTCCGCCGTGGGCGGTGAGTGAGATTCTGCCGGCGCCGATTTGGTTGGTTATGTGTACGTCGTCCGGGGAGCTTTCGGCTCGGCTGCTTGGCGTCATGGGTCGGCGACCAAGGCTCTGCGGTACTGGCTCTTGTTGTCGAGCGAGACCATAGCGGCTCGATCGCGAATCATGAATCATGAATCATGGTTACCCTTCGCTTGATGAACGGCCCTGTCGAGAGGATCATTGCCTACCGGGATGACGGAAGGCCCAAGAGCTGGCGGCAACGCTTGAGCTGGCTAGTTCCCGCGTGGCGCTCACCGGCGCTGGTCGTAATCAAGGGACCAATGACCGATGCGATCGCCGCCGACTCGATCCAAGTCGAGATCACGGATAGCGGCTGGCTCCGAGCCCTCTGAGAAGGTTGGCCGGCTTGGTGCCCCCGGTGCCGGCCAGACCGAGTAGGAGGGTAAACAGCAGAAACCCCGGCTCGGCGAAGCTAGCGATACGGATTAGGGAAAACCACAACTTCTCGTAACGGGTGGCGTATAGTCGCCGCCGATGGGACTGTTCATCCGCAAATACAAGGATGGTCGGATCGTCGTCGGCTCTCGAGAGACCGTCGCTGGCGGTATCGAGGGCGGGCCACCGGAGCACTTCAACTTCGACGAGAAGTGGGTGACTCGAGAGATCGGGGCGGGGACGGTTTCCCTCGGTCGAGGAACCCTCACCATCCACGCCACCGATGGCGATATCAGCTATCTCATCAAGCGAGTCCCCGGCGCCTATTGCCTCTATTGCAAGGATCGGATCGGGGACGGACCCGCTCGGACCCCGGAGGCGGCGGCCCTGCGCCGAGAGTATGTGCGAGCTTGCCAGAAGAGCCCGAACGACATGGACGAGCACGAGGCCGGCTACGAAGTCATCCACTACTACGAGGGCGCCCTCTTCCCCGATCTTGACAAGGTGGGAAAGCCAGCCAAGAAGAAAGGGCGCTGATGGCCGACTTCATCTTCAACCAGGCGCTCGGGCGCATCCGCGAGTTTGCCGATGACGCCGCCGGCGACGTGGCTGCCGCCGAGATCGTCTGCTTGCTCATCACCGCCGCCGATGCCGATGCCACCCAACGAGATTTCGACGAGATCCAAGCCCTCCTGGCCGGGACCTCGAACGAGGCCAACTTCACCAACTACGTCCGCAAGGACATTGCCGATGGCTCGATCACGGTCACCGTCGACGACACCAATAACCGAGTCGACATCGACATTCCCGATCAGACCTGGACTTCGGCGGGGAACGGCACCAATAACACCATGACCGATGCCGTCTTTGCTTACGACAACTCCGGCTCGGGCGCCGATAACACCCTGATCCCGATCTCACAGCACGATTTCACTCCCACCACCGATGGCTCCGACCTCACCTTGCAGGTCGACTCCGCCGGGCTTCTGAGAGCGTCATGAGCCATACGGTCACGCTCGACCCCACCGAAGTCTCGGTGGTGCCAGGGGGTGCACCGGCCATCGTCGAGGCGACGGTCGCGGGAGTCCCCGCCGACACCACGGTCGCCCAGGCGGTCGATGTTTCGGTCGGTGCCTCCAAGGTCTCGGTGGGATTCAACGTCAAGATCGACAACCCCGAGCCCTCGGTGGTGATCCACAACCCCGATCCCTCGCTGACCGTCACCGCCACGACCCCGGTGTCCCAAGGTGGCGATACCTGGGCCTTCGAGATCACGGTGCAGGCATGATCCGCGTGGTCGTCGATGGAGTTGTCGCCCGGCTCAAGGTTCGATTCATCTCGGAGTGGTCTGAGCCGATCGCACTCGTGATGTAGGAAGGCCGAAATGGCCTTCGCCTCGGTCAGAGCCACCACCTTCTCGGAAGAAACGGCGGACGTCACCGCCCACGACGTTTCCCTCAGTGGGATCCAAGCGGGCGACCGCGCCGTCCTCTTCGCCATCATCGACAACGACGGCACCTCGGTCACGATCTCGGGGATGCCGAGCGGCTGGAACCAGATCAAGCGGCGAGAGAACCCCTCGGGTGCCGGGCACACCATCGAGGTTTGGGAGAAGGTCAACTGCACCGGGGGGGAATCGAGCTTCCAATACTCGAGCTCGTCGGCGCAAAAGTCGATGAACCGAGTCCTCCTCATCTCCGGCTCCCACGAATCGCAGGCGATGGCGGCCTCGGCCGGCGCCTTCGGCGGCGGGGTCACGACTCCCGACCCCGACAACCTCGCCGCTCCCTGGGGGGCGGAGGACAACCTATGGATCGCCTTCTACGGGGCAGAGGATCTCCGCATGGATGCCCATGCCTATCCCGCCAACTACGGAGCCAACCAACTCACCCTTGCCTCCACCACCAACGACGGCACCCGCGTCAACTACGGGATCGCCACTCGGGAACTGGCCGCCGCCTCGGAGAACCCCGGCCCCTTCACCTCCGGTGCTAACGATCGCCAGAGTGCGTTCACCTTTGTTATCCGCCCGTCAGCCGGCGGCGTCACCGCCGTCGTGGCCGAAGTGGTGGAGACCGACACCGCCCAACCCGTTCTCTTCGAGCAAGGCGGGTTCTTCCCCAACCCGCCGACCGGCCTGCAAGGCACCCCGGTCTCTGGTGACCGCATCGTCCTGCAATGGACCGCGGTTGAGGATCCTCAAGGCCGCCCGGTGGTCTACGAGCTCGAGCGCGACTCGGTGGTGGTCGCCACCGACTTGAGCGATCCCGCCTTCGTGGATCGAGACCTCAATCCCGACACCACTTACACCTATCGGGTCCGAGCGGTGATCCGAGTGCTGCCGTTCATCAGGCAGGCAGAGGAGACCGATGTGGCCTTCCCGGTGACCACCGAGCTCTCGCCGCCGATCGTGGTCACGATTGGTCAGGCAGTGGAGAGCACCTTTGCTCGAGTGGTGAGCTTCGGGGCGCCGCCGGGAGCGATTCCGGTCTCCTCCCACGCGGCCCTCGTCACCGCGGTTGCCAACAACCCGCCGGGCTCGATCTTCCTCCTCACTCAGAACATGAACTGGTCGAGTACCCAGAAACTCCCCACCAAGCCGGGAAATCAATATTGGGGAACGCCGGGCAACGAGCCGACCATCACCGGACCGGGGTGGAATGTGGTCGGCGGGCATTTTGTCGCCACCAACGACGACAACTGCCAGCTCCACCATTTGATCGTTCGCCACTTCGGCCCCGATCAGAACAGCCAGAACGGCGCCATGATCCAAGCCTTCACCGGGGTCTCGGCTACCGGCTGGCTGGTGGATCACTGCGAGTTGTCTCACACCCGTGAGAGCGTCTTGCGATGGGCAGACGGATGGACGGTTCGAGACTCCTATCTCCACCACGGCGGCCGACATTGCATGAGCGGTGGCGGCAAGGGCGCCCAAAAGCGGATTGAGCGAGTGGAGTGGGCCTACGGCGGCACCACCCACGACGGGATCACCGCCGTTTCCAGCTCCGACCGGGGCGGCTGCAAGTTCGCCCTCACCGGCAACATGGTGGTCGACGATCTCTTCGTCCACGACTCGCTGCATGGTCTCTGGTACGACCTCGGCAACGAGAACATCGAAATCAATCGCTTCCGGGCGGAGGACTGCCCCCGGACTGGCCTTTTCTTCGAGGTCTCCTACGGCCCCTTTGTGGTCAACGGGGCCGACATTCTCCGCTGCGCCTCGGTACAGGATCCCGGCGCCCCCTTCCCCTACCCCGCCTATGCCGGTTTCCTCTTGGCACTGACTCCCGACGTCACCGCCAACGACGTGTTCGTGGACGGCGGGCCATCGAGCGTCACTCGGCATGGAATGACCATCCTCTTCTGGAACCATCCCGCCCTCAACTTCACCTTCATCGACTCGAGGCTCTTGGGCAACGAGAACATCGAGATCAACGACAGCCGGGTCACTCGCCTCAACCGGCCCGGTTGGGATGCCGGGCTCAACGGAGGACATGGCGCCACCCAGAACGGTGACAACGGCCCCACCCGCCCCAACTGCGATATCCACTACAACAACCTCACCCTCGACCCTGGCGCCACGATCCGTAACAGCCTTCTCCACTACGCGGCGTGCTGATAAGGAGCAAAGATGGCCGATAGCAAAGTCTCAGCCCTAACCAACATTGCGGTTGCCGATCTCGACGGGGCGACCGAGTGGCATGTCAACGACGGAGGTTCGGATCGTGCACTGGCCCTGGATGATTTGGTAACCAAGCTCCAGCAGTCCTACGGGTTGCCTCGCATCAAGCGGCTGGCTTCGGATCACGCCATCTCGTCCACTACTGCCACCGAAGTCACCGACCTCTCTATCACCTTGGAGGCGGGCACCTATTGCTTCGACTACCGGCTGATCTGTCAATCCGCCACCACCACGGTCGGCATCTTCTTCGGGGTCAACTACACCGGCACCGCCACCGAGTTCAACTACTGGATGGAGTATTCGGACGCTGCCACCGCTCTCACCGCTTCCAGCGGAATCATGGACGATGTTTTTGGTCTGGCGACCGGCGGTTTCCATGTGTCGCTGGCACAGAACGCAGAGCACACGACCACCGCTCCCACCGGCACAACCTCCGGTGTCGCAGTCGTTAACTCGGACTTCCTTGTCGTAATCCGCGGGATCATGGTGGTGTCAGACAGCGGCGACCTGGAGTTGTGGCACAAGTCGGAGACTGCCACTTCGACCACTGTTGAGCTTGGCTCCTCACTGGTTGTCATCAGGACGGCCTAAATGACGCTGCTGCTAGAGAGCGGCGACGATCTTCTTCTCGAGGACGGCTCGGGGGTTCTTCTTCTCGAAGGATTCCCTGACGTTCACGCCACCACCGAATCGGTTGAGGATTCTGCCACCACTAGCCACGATGTCGATATGACCGGAGTGGCCGCGGGAGATCGCGCCTTCCTTCTGGTGGTTATCGACGCGGCGCCCACCTTGTCGAACTTCCCGACGGGTTGGAATCAACTGATCAGGACGACCCACGCCAACTTCACCACCGAGCTCTGGGAAAAGCTCGACTGCACTGGCTCTGAGTCGAGTTTTCAGTTCACCTCCTCAGCTTCGGAATGCTCGGTAAACCGCCTCTTCCTCATCTCCGGCTCCCACGCCACTCAAGCGGCCGAGGTGACGGCGGCGTCGATCGCCGCCAATGATTTGCCCGACCCCCCAAGCGAGACCGCCTCGTGGGGGGCGGAAGACAACCTCTTCATCGCCCTCTATGGCTGCGAGGCCCGCCGTGGCCTAGCCAGCGGCTACCCCACCAACTACTCATCGAACCAATACGCCGGTCAGAACTCCACTGGGTCAGAAGGCGACACCGTTTCCTACGGGATCGCCACCCGCGGACTGGCGGCGGCCACTGACAACCCCGGCACCTTTACCAAGACAGGTGGTGACCGCCACGCCGCCCACACCGTTGTTATTCGGCCCGCCGCCCCTGCCATCAGTCAAGCCATCGGCCTTGCCTCCGAAACCGATCTCGCCCAGGCGATTACCTGGAAGAAAACCGAGCAGGTAGCCCAAGCCTCCGAGACCGACACCGCTCGCGCCATCACCGCTCGGAAGCTCTACGCGATCGCGACTGCCGCCGAAACCGATCTCGCGCAGGCCGTAACTTTCCGCTTCGGGGTCAGGGTTGCGATCGGCCAATCGCTCGAGACCGATCTCGCGCAGGCCGTAACCGCCACCTTTACCACCGTTATCGGCCAATCGGCTGAAACCGATCTCGCGCAGGCTCTCGGCACAGCGAAGGTCGAGCAGATCGGCCTTGCCTCCGAAACCGATCTCGCTCGAGCCCTCTCGGCGCTATTGACGTATGCGATTGGCCTCGCTTCCGAGACCGATACGGCTCACCAGATATTCGCCAAGCTGGTCACCGATTGGGGACCGCCGATCATGGTCACCACCCTGGCCGGAATCGAGCAGGTTGTCGAGACCGACACCGCCCAACCCGTCATCGTCACGGTGGCGATTGGTCAGGCGACGGAGATCGACACTGCGACTCTCGTCAGGTTAAGGGAGGCGATTGATCAGGCCACCGAGACCGATGAGGCGCAGGCCGTCGCCTCTGCGACGACAGGCGCCTTGATCATTATCAAGCGGCTTCCGGCCATCTTCAAGCGCTACCCCTCCGTCCCGAGGCTCTCGCTCGTCCCGCTCGGCAATGGGCAACCTTCCGGCTTCAAGAAAACCGAGACCTGGGAGAACGCCTCCTCGGTCTTTGTCATGGAGCAGGGCACCCACGATGAAGTGATGGCCCTGATGAGTGCGGTATGGGCGGCACACTCCGGCTCCTCACAAGCAACGCTGGTGGCCGCCGCCGATCAGCGCCTACAGAACGCCGGCTATCGAGCGCCCGGCGGAGTGGATCTGACATGACCCGTATCAACTCCACCGCCAATCGCACAGGAGCTCACGGCCCGACTCTTGACGCCAAGAAGAAGCAAATGCTCAGGTACCTCGACGCCGGCCACACCTTGCGCGAGGTCTATCGAAAGTTCGAGGTCTCCTATTCGGTGATGCAGCGACTCCGGCTCAACGATGTGGAGTTCGACAATGCAATCAAGGCGATTACCCACTTGAAGGGCCGGGTCTCGGCGCGCAAGCACAGCGTCTATGACCCCAATCGCCCGGTGCCACCCAAGGCCGAGTTCGCCGAGTGGCGGATGAAGTATCTCGGCCGGCCGACGACGCTCCTCGGCCAAGCGATCGCCGATGGCCTCCTCAACCAGACCAACCGGGTCACTTTCATCCTCGCTCCGCCCGGCGGCGGCAAGGACACCACGGTCGGTGACGTCTTGCTCTACCTCAAGTGCGACGACCGTTCCTACCTCCGATGCGCGTGGATCATGGAGAACGACAACTTCTCGGTGCGCCGGATCGCGCAACGGCTCGAGCCCTACCTGACCGATCCCCAGGTCTATCGGGTCAAGCCCTATCAGACCCCCGGCGGGGCCAAGCCCACCGGCTCGCTGATAGAGGATTACGGCCCTTTCAAGGCCGAGCCCGGCATGGAATACCCCGATGGCACCCCGGTCGCCAAGACCACCTGGACTCAGCACGAGCTCCGCTTCTTGCAATCGGCGGCCGCTCCCGAAGCCGAGCCCGACTTGTGGGCAACGGGGATGGGCGGCGCCCTCTACGGCTCTCGAGTCGGGCTGATGGTGTTCTCCGACTTGGTGACCAAAGAGAACCAGCGGAGCCAGCTCGAGAAGGAATCCGACTTTCAATGGTGCGTCGGGACTGCCGACTCCCGGCTCGACGCGATGGGGCGCTTGGTCGATCTCGGCACTCGAGTCGGTGCCGATGACAACCACGAGCGCCTCATGGAGCACTACATCGGCGGTGCCGAGATTTGGGACACCGAGCAGGTCGGGCCGCTGACCAAGACGGTCTACACCAACGGTGTTTGCGTCATCATCTGCCAAGCGATTTGGGTCGACGAGGACGGCGACGAACGGAGCTATGACGAGGCTCGGTTCCCCCTCGACGGGAAGTGGCAGCTTCCGACCGGCGAGCGAGTGGAGCTCTCCTCAATGTCGATCGACGAGGCGGCCGCCGCTAGTTGCAAGCGGGTGCTCGGCCTGCGGGAAATCCGAGAGCGAGATCCCGATTGGTTCGAGACCGCCTATCAACAGAACCCCTCCGCCGACGCCGCTCAATTCGACTTCACCGATGCCATTCTCGACCTTTGCTCCGATCCCCGCCGGAGCTATGGGAAGTCTCTGCCCAAAGAGGTGCGGATTCTCTCGGTGGATCCGGCCCGAGCTGGCGGAGCGGCATGGGTGATGCTCGGTGTCAATCTCGAGGAGCAGACCATCGCCGTCTTGGATTACAAGATCTTCTCCGGGCTCGGAGTGGTGGGGATCAAGCAGCGGCTCATCATCAACCCCCTCACCGTCTGGCAACCGACCTATCTGGTCTATGAGGTGAACCACGAGCAGGGCGTGCTCGAGGACTCCGAGACACAGAAGGCGATCTCGGACTTCGGGGTGACGGTGGTGCGGCACCAAACCCACAAGAACCGGATGGACCGGGAGATCGGGGTGGCCTCGGTGGCCTCGGAAATGCGGGACCGCCGGCTTCTGTTCCCGACCGCCACCACGCCCGATCAGACCAAGACCTACACCATTCGCCAGCACTTCAAGAATTGGGACTCCGCCCCCAAGAAGATCAGGTCAAAGAACATGCGGACCGCCCACCCCGACGACCTGGCAATGGCGATATGGATGGGGGTTCTCGAGGCTCGAGCCCTGTTCAAGCGGTTCGAGCGCAAGGGTCGGGGCATGGAGCAGAAGGTTCCGGCCAACGTCACCCGTCGCTGGCAGCAAAAGCGTTACGGTCAGGAGAAGAAGGGTCGGCGCGGTAACGTTCGGGCCGACGTGTACGCCAACGTCGATCTCGCCCAACTGGTCATCGGGAGCTCCGATGCTGACTGACATAACCGAATTGACGGGCTTGCGGGAGGAAGCGATCCGCCAACACCAGTCGTGGAAACGGCGATCACTGACCCTCGACGCCATCGCCGCCGACCAGTGGCAGACGATTTGGGATGATCTCACCGCAGAGATCGGCGAGCCCTTGGTCGAGAACACGGTCCTGCAAATGCTCGAGGACAAGACCGCCGAGGCCGCCTCCGTCGCCCCCAAGATCTTTGTCTGGCCCACTCGAGGGACTCGTTCCGATCGGGCCGAGCGGGTGGCGGCACAGCGCCGGCGGGTTTTCAAGAGCTACGAGGACCGCTCGATGATGGAGGTGAACCGGGTCCAGCTATTCCTCGACTGGTTCGGCCACGCCGCCGCCTATCTCACCCCCCATTGCGACGCCTATTACGCCGATGGGAACGTGCGGCCGCCGGCGGCTCGCTTCCCCTACATGGTCCGGGTCGACCCCCGCCAGGTCTATCCCCTCTCCCATAACAACACCGGCCGGCTGACTTCGGTGATCTTCACCCGGCTCCGCAAGCTGACCGATGTGAAGAACGAGTACGGGGCGACTCACCCCGGCATCCTCAACCTCGAGTACCGGCACCGCCTCAGCCACGGCAAGGAGGATGGGATGCGCCAGGTCGAGGAGACTTGGTATTACGACGAGACCACCATCGCCGTGTCGCTCTCGCTGCGCCCGATCCGCCCCCAATATGACACTTGGCGCTACGTCGCCCCGGTGGCCGCTCCCAAGACCTCGATCGACGAGTGGTTGGTGGAGCCGATGCCCCACGGTCTCGACTGGTGCCCGGTGGCCGAAGCCAAGCGCAAGACCAACGACGGCGAGTACCGAGCCCCGGTCGACTCGGTGATTCCCCGGCTCAAGGTGGCTCAAAACATCATGGCCCGCTACCTCGAGGACATGAGCGACTCGATCTTCGGGCCGGTGGTTTTCCAGAACATTGAGAACGAAGAGGACTACGGCCCCAATGCCCACCTCCGCGGTGACGGCCAGGGCGACCCCAACGTCATTTACCCGCGCAAGCCGATGAATTTCGAGGCGATCCAAGCGGTCAAAGACCAGCTCGAAATGGCACGCCGACAAGGGAAGTTTCCCGAGTCACGGTCCGGCTCACGCTCCGGTGGGTGGACGACCGGCCGCGGCCAAGACAAGCTCGAGGGCGGCTACGACGCCGAGCTCCGGCTGGCCCACATCGACATTGCCCACTTGATCTCCTGGGGGAACGTTCTCACCGCCCAATACGACGAGGTGCATTGCGCCGGCCGCAAGACCATCGAAGGCCACGAGGGCAAGGCGGCATGGATCGAGACCTATGACCCGGCGGTCCTGTTCAAAGGCGACTACCGCAACGTGGTCACCTACGGCTCGGCGGCCGGGCTCGACGTTCACAACCTCTTGTCGATGCTGGCTCTCTCGAGGTCGATGAATGCCATTTCGCAACGGACCTTTATGACCGAAGCCGGCTTGGTCGACGATCCCTTGCAGGAGGAGCGGGACATGCTCTTGGAGAACGCGGTCCAAGGCGGGATCCAATTCTTCTTGCAGCAAGCGGCCGCCGGCAATCTCGCCCCCTTGCAGATGTTGGCTGAGAAGGTCGACGGAGACACCATGACCGCGCGCCAAGCCGTCATGGAGGTGATCCGCGAAACGCAGGCGCCGGTCCCCACCGAAGGCCCGACCGCCGGCGGCGGCAACGAGATCGACCCGCTCCGCCAGGTGGCTTCACTCGAGGCCGGCGGAGCCGGGACCGAAGGCGGATTGAGCCGGCTCGGCGGCCGACTCCGCCAGTTGATGCCCGCCAACCGAGCTCTCAACCAGTGAGGAGGAATCGTGCCGATCAAGAAACCAAAGCCGAAGCCGAAGCCCAAGCCTCGTCCCCCGAGGTACTAGGTGGATCTGACCGTCGACCAGCGGATAGACGCCATCCTGCTTGACGCGGCCCAACAAGTCGCCAAGCTCAAGGAGGAGGGTCCGGTCATGGTGTCCGATGTGGTGATCGGGTTCACCTTCTCGACCGAGCTATCCACGCTCGATTCGATGACGGCGGTTACTTCCTCCACACCCTGGGTGATCCATGCCGGGCTGACCGAACTCATTTCCAACTCGGTCTCGGAGTGGGATGGTGACGATGGCGAGTGACCTTCTCCCGGTCAAACGGGACTATGGCGAGCGCCAGCGGACCGCCGATACCTACCGTCAGGCTGGCGTTAGCACCACTCCCCCAGAGCCGAATCGCCCGGTGCTTCCGCCTCCGGCTCCAACCCCCACCCCTGCGCGACAGATCGCGCAACCGGCGATGACCGACGACCCGCTCGCGGTAATGGAACCGCTCTCACCTCTGACGCAGATTCCCACTCCCCAAGAGCGGTTGCAGGCGATCGCCGCTCGCACCACCAATCCCCTTCTCCGACTCGCTGCCATCCGAGTAGCCGAACGGTCACAATGACCACCCGCGACGTTCGCGGCCAGCGGCTTCGCGACCTGAACGCCGGGCCAGAGGGACCGGGAGGCGAAATCACTCTCGAGGGCGAGGTGCTGGCGCAAACCCGATCACGAGTGCAGGCGCGCGAGCAGTTCAACCAGGCGCAGCGAGTGATCGACGATCGCACACGCAGGGCCGTCCGCTCCCGTCAATTGGTCGATGCGAGGCGGTACTCGGGAGCTCAGGGGCGAGCTGAGAACCGACGCAAAAACCGAACCACGATGCGAGGTGCAGAGCTCGACGCGGCTCGGCTCATCTATGGAACCAGCATTGGTGCAGGAGCACCCTACGCGGGTGCAGAGGGCCGGGCCGAGAATCGACGTAGGAATCTAGGTTCCGGCGAAATCGCTGTCCCTCGATTTGATTCACCTGACCCGATCGTTGTGCCGGACCGTTTCACCGATTGGGATCCGATGCGGGAGAACGCCATTACCGAGCTCACCGCCCTGGGGCTCGCCTATATGCCCGCCATGTCAAACGACATGGCAAGGGTGGTTGCTCACCGAATGTACGAGTGGAGTCGCGACGATCCCGACCTGAAAGCACTTATAAGCGAGGACTTCACCGAGGCAATGGCACAGACCGGAGCCTCATGGACCCACCGACCGGGGACCGCCATCGAGGATCTCTGGCAAGAGGCTTACTCGATGATGGAGGAGCTCGCCGCCGACGAGTCCGCTCGCCAGCGTGGCGTCGAGCTCGATCGGCGGAGTCGAGCCGCCAAGCAAGAGGGCTGGTTCGCCTACTTCAACCGAGCTCGAGAGATCTCGCCGGCGGAAAAGGAGCGGTGGGCGATCGCTTCTGAGCTTTTCCCTCGAGCGGTCAACATCGGCTCACGCGCCGCGGTGATGGGGACCGCCGTGGGCATCGGTACCTTCCTTGGCCGCCAATGGGACGCTCGCCAGGTCGACCGTGAGGAGCGAGCGGCAGTCGAAGCTCAGGCCGCCGCCCGGACCACCCCCGATCTGGCGGTCTCGCTCATCGGGCAACGGCTGGTGCAGATGGGCCAAGCCGAGTCGCTCTATCCGGCGATCGGCATGGCCCGCGAGATCTTTGCCAGTCTTGATCCGAGCCAACAGGATCGACTTCTACAGGACATTCACTCGCTGACCGCCGAGGAATTGATCGAGGAATTCCGAGAGCTCGAGCAGCAGCAAGCAACCATCGAGTCCACTACCGGCGAGGTGCTCGAGAAGATCATCGAAGCCGCCGAGGTCTTTGACGCGGTGGCGTACTCGATCGGGATTGAGGTGATCGACGAGCTCCACTCGATCCTGCCCAACTTGGTCGAGGACCGGACCGAGCTCAAGGGACCGATCGAGGCTCTGGCCGAGGATGGTTGGGAAGTCGCTCGGCGCTCGTTCGAGGCCGCAAAAGAGGGCGGGATCGCCGAGTGGTATGGATGGGCGGAGCCGGGCTCGGCCGCGGCGGGGTGGATCAACCTTGGTGCAGCCATGCTTTTCGACCCGACCAATTGGGTCACCGGCGGAGGCAAACACGGTGCCCGCCTTTTCACTCGCTACATGGCGACCGGCAGTGTCGGCGCCGAGGCGTTTCTCCGTTCTTCCAGGGGTCGAGTGCTTCGTCAGGCCATTGGCTCGACGAACGACGCCATCAAGCTCGCACCGTTCCTTCAAGGCATGTCGGGTCGAGCTCGACTCGCCTTGCTCAATGCCACCGATGACAACGTGATCCAAGCGGTCCTCAAGGACGAGATCACCAACGGGACGTGGATGATGAACGGCCCCGCCCTGGCGATGCACCATCAGTCGATTCTTGGGCTCGGCGAGCTCGGCCAACACATGGGCGACGACCCAATCCGCGACGCCGTGGTCGAGCTCTTGCGGCGCCAGCCCACCGGACGAACCATCGGCCTTGGCGAATCCGAGTTCTTGGACGACATGACCGAGCTGATCGTTGCTCGCTACCCCAACCCCGATGACACCGAGCTCGCAAAGCTTTGGCTCGAGCGGGCCTATCGCACCTTCAACGACTACACCAGCGGGGGGACCAACCTGGCCGCCGAGCGGATCGCCCTCTCCGACTCGCTCCGCCAACAGTCGATCGCCATTCGGCGAGGGATGAGTCGCCAGGTCAAATCCGTCCCGCTGATCCGACAATCCCTTGAGCGCACTCGTCGCGAGCTCCTCGAGGTGGAGGCCCGGCTTGCCGCCAGCCCCGAGCAGTTCGAGCAGGCGGTTCGGATAGGCGACGAGGCTGCCGAGCTCGCTCCCGAGCAAGTAGCCGCCCAAGCCTTCGATTGGGAGCGGAACGCTCAAAGCCTGCGGGAGTCGATCGCCGCCCTCGAGGAGCGACTAGCCGATCTGGGACCGCAATACGACGAGGCGATCGCTCAAAGAGCGGCGAACCTGCGCCAGCGTCAGTTGCTTCGTCGGGCCAACTACGAGGCCACTCGCCCTCACAGCCGGGCCGATCTGGCAAGTCTCGTCGACGAGTTCATGGAGCAATGGGCCGACGAGCTCGAGATCCCGGTAGGGACTAACGGCCGTCGGCTCTGGTCGGAGGTCCGGGCCTTCACCGGCCGGGGCGCCAACCGACCCGAGGCGGCTCGAGTGGAGCCGTTTGGTGAGTTTGCCGAGGACATGAAACGACTCGGCGTGCTCGAGTCGGGGTCGCAGCACTGGCTCCCGGTCTCCCCCTACGAGCTGGCGCTCTACGCCTCAGCCAAGCGAGCCGGCTACGCCCGGCAAGCGGCGGAAGCGATCTCGCGGGCGACCCGCGACATCATCCCCAATCTCATGCGCGGAGCCAACCGACTATGGGCGGTGGGATTGCTTTACAACCCGCTCAACGCCGCCAAGGCCCACCTCGAGGACGTGGTGAAGTTTGGGACCGCCACCGGAGCGCTTGGCCGAGCCACGAGATCGCTGGTCTCCCCGGCTCCCGCCGTCGCTCGCCGGATCCCCGGCCTTCGCAATCTCATCCCTGACCAACAGAACACCCACGCCGCTCAGTGGGTTCGACAGACCCTCGAGGGATTCGAGCGCCGGCGGGGTAGTTGGGAAATGGTCGAGAACGGAGCTCAAGGCCATTTCCAAGCCGCGCAACGGTGGCTCGAGGGGTCGGTGCTCAACGACGATGCGTTCCGCTACTACGCCCGGGCGGTGCTCGAGGAGGATCCCCGGATCTTCACCGAATGGTGGGAAACGGTCGGGGCCCGCGGTCGTAACGCTCCTGCGGTTCCCCTGGCCGGCGCCGGCCAGGTACGGATGCTCGACGGTGAAGGCGCCTACCTCACCCTGGAGAATGGGTTTGGGTTGTTCTTCGATGCCGCCAAGAAGCCGGCGGAGTTTCGCCGGGCGGTGCTCGACGCTCTCGCCACCGGCAAGCGCACCCTCCCGCCGCCAATCATCCGCATGGCGCCGGCGGTCCCCGCTCAGGTCGAGGACATACCGAGGGGCTTCTCGAGGGGCTTCGATGTTCTTTATGGGGCTCCGGCCCGAGCCCGCGGCGGAGTGTTTTACGAGCACTTCTACGAGCAATCGCTCGCCACCCTCGAGGCTCGGTGGGCCGGGCGAATCGTCGATGACAAACTCGATGAGATCGTGCAATCCGGCGTGGCCTCCTCGCGTCAGGAGGCGGAGTTCATGATCTCGGTGCGGGACCGCCGGCTCGACGAGCAGCTCCGACAGATGGGCCTCGTTACCCGCGGCTACCTCGAGCAGACCGCCGCCAAGTGGGCCGAGCGCCATGCTCGATCGCTTCTCTACCTGGGGGGTGCCTCCTCGCTTCTCGGTCGCAAGCTCGCCCAATTGGCACCGTTCTTCCCCGCCCAATATGACTTCCTCCGCTGGTGGTCACGGCAGTTGATGGCGGGGACCGACCTCGCCTTGCAAGGGCCACTGCGGGGCATCGCCACCGGCCTTTCCCGTATCGCCGGCGGGAGCGGCACCGCGGTCGGTCGAGGGATTCAGCGACTCGCCGATGGCTCGATACATGTTCCCGGCGTCAATGCTCGGATCGCGGCTCGTTGGCTCCACCTCATCGCCGAGAGCGAGCGACGGGACTCAGAGACCGGACCCTTGCACCCGGTCAACCTCCTCGAGACCTGGACCTTCTTGCCGGTGGCTCTTGACGACCCGGACAATTTCCTGACCAATTTCATTCCCGGTCTCGGCCCTTGGTCGACGATGGCGATTCATTACATGCCACCCGAACACCCGGTCCGCGAGAAGCTCACCGAGCTCTTTCCCACCCTCGAGTGGATCGAGGGCCAGGCCGCGCTCACCCCGGAAACGTTCTTTCGCTACTTCCTCCCCACCACCAACCGCTCGCTCACCGGGGTCATGGGATGGGCGGCCCGTGGCTACTCCTCTGCCGACTTGCCCGGCGCCGCTGCGATCGAGAAGTTCTTTAGCTCCGACGAGGCCAAGGGAGTATTCGATTGGGCACGTCGACCTTATGGCTACACCGACGCCTTCAAGTATCGGCTCGGTCAGCTCCTCGCCGACAACCCCACCTTGGTTGCCGAGGGTGCCGAGTTCGACCGGCGCCTGAGCCAGCTCGTCGACGGGGCGATGGCCGAGGCGAATGGTGCCGAGTACGCAAGCGCGTGGCGCCGTTATGTCGGGTTTCGTAGGCAGATCACTCCCGACTCCAATGTCGTCCCGCTCTATGAGGGCCTGGTCGCCGCTCTGACGCTTCTCCAAGAGAGCGGGGTAATCGGGGATCCGCAAGCCGATGCCCTTCGCGACTGGTGGGAGAAGATCGAGGCCGGGACCGCCACCGACAAAGAACGAGAGCTTTTCACCGACCAGGCTGCCACCACCCTTTTCGACCTTCCCGACGCGTGGAGGGATTGGCTGATCGCTCGTAACCCCGAGCTCGCCGCCAACATGGTCGGGACCGCGCAGTGTCGGCTCGACGACACCGGCCGCCCGGTCGGACCCGCCGAATATTGCACCCCGGACGGACGGATAGATACCAGCAATCCCGCCTTGCAGGGCCAGCGTGGCGCCGAGATCCGCCGGCGAGGCTTCGAGGAGGGATGGTTCGAGGCTCGCCCCGAGTCCGAGGTGGCGGCCGATGCGATCTTCATTCGCAACGACGCCAAGCGGAACCGAGCCCGCCAGATGTGGCTCGAGATCACCGGCCGGGAGTACGGCGACGGGATGACCAAGGCGTTAGAGGGAGCGCGGATCACCTTTGACGATGTGGCGCTCGAGGAGTTCTCCGCCATCGGTATCGAGCTTCCCCGCCAGCTCACCGGCTTGGAGTTCCGAGAGATCCTCCGAACACAGTTCGAGCAATGGGTCTCCCGCGATATCTCGGTCTCGGCGAGTCCCTTCTGGCTCAAGATCCGCCGCCAACCCGAATACGACACGCTGGTCGGGTACTTCGAGCAGGCCAGCGATGATCTCGAGCAAACCGCCGGCATCACCTCGATTTACGACTGGCCTGAGAACTTCAAGGAGTGGGCCCGCACCGAGCTCGGGCGGGTAGTCGCCACCGACCCCGATCTCCGCACCGATTACGACCGCTACCTCCGGGCGGCCTTCGGTCCCCTTGACTACGAGCCGCCAGCTCCGCCGGCACTCGAGGATCTCACAGCATCCTTCGCTGCGGATCCCCGGTTGGTCTCGGTCGAGGACGGCGACACGCTGCGAGTGGTGACAGCGGGAGAGGGTGAGGTCCGGGTCCGGGTGATCGGACTTAACGCTCCCGAGCAGGGACAAGCCGGCTATGCCGAAGCCTTCGACGAGCTCGCCCGAGTGATTGCCGATGCCAGGGAGATCACCTTGGGGATCTTCGAGCCGGAGACCTTCCCCCTTGTCCAAGAAACCGAGCCCGATACCTTCCGCGTGTTTGCATGGCTTTATGTCGATGGGGTTCCCCTCTATAACCCGTCCGTGTTCACTGCCACCAACCCCACCGGAGCCGACGTCGGTGGAACGGTGCAGGATCTCGCCGCCCTCTTGGCGGCCGAGCGTGAGCGGAGAGGTGGGCCGTGACGAGTAGGGGCAACACTCCGACCGAGATGAACCCTCCGAAGTGGGAGCCACCGGAGACCACGATTCCGCGGACCACTAGACCCACCACCACTAGGACTAGCGGTAGTTCGAGTGCTCCGCCAATCGCAGGGGGCAGCACGATCCAAGTCGACGAGAGCGGCGTATCTCGCTGGTCGGGTACTCAGTCCGGCGCCTTCCAGCACCAACTCACAGTGCAGTGGCTCCGCGATCTTGGCTTCTCGAGCTCGATCGCCTCCGATATGGCGAATCAGATCGCTGACGATTGGCGGGCTCGGACCGGGGCATTTCCCACCTTTGTCCAGGTGGTCAACTCGCCCGAGGTCGGTCAGACCCTCTCATGGTTTGGGCAGGGCCTATACGCCCTCCCGAGCGTTTTCGGTGTGCGTTCTGCCAGCGGCACGATCTACTACACCAACAGCCCGAAGCAAGGGTTGCAGCAGATACGACCCGGTGGGATGCCCGGAGGCGCGCTGGCCGGCGCCCCGATCTACTCCGAGCGCGAGATCGGGCAGATCCTCGAGGGTTTCTCAAGTGGCATTTTCGACCTGGGCTCAGGGGGTGGGGGAGGCGGCGGCGGTGGCGGCAGGGCCGAGCCGCCCCAGGTGGTGCTTGACGAGGCACAGGCCGTCAACTCGATCGAGGATTTGTGGCGGTCCTTGCTCTTTGAGGATCCGCCCGACGCCGCCGGCTTGGCGGCCGAATACGAGGCTCGAGCCAACGACTTTTTGCTCCAAGGTGGCCGGCTCGACTTCGAGACTTTCGTGCGAGACAAGATCGAGGGGACCGCCCGTTACCAACTGATCTACGGAAAGAAACCCGCCCATATGTCGGCCGGCCAATACATCGGGCAGTACCTCGGCACCGTCCGCCAGCTTGGCCTTCCCCCGCGGATGGAGGAGGAGCTCGCCATTTCGGGTGCCAAGCATGGGGCGGGACAAGCCGGCTTTGAGGAGCGGATCCGCCGTGGCGCCTACTACCAGGCTCAGAACCAAGGCGAGTTCAGCCAGAAGTTTGCAGCGATGATCGCCGGGCTCGGGATCCGGGGGACGTAATGGCGATCGACACCCAATACGGCCAGACCGCCGGCACCTTCTCGGACACCATTACCGCTGATCAGGTCCGAGCCATGTTCGGCTCCACCAAATCGGAAGCCGATATTCAGCGGATCACCAATGAGGTCAACAGCGGTCAACGAACGGTGGCCTCGGTGCAGTATTTCGCTCCGGTGCAGTCGACGGTCACCAACCCCCAAGCGGGTCAGACCTTCTCGGCGATGCAGGGAACAGCCGAAACGCAGTTCGGCGCCGGGCATTTCCTCGATTACCAGAACCAGGATCCTTATGGGGTTCCGGGGATGCTGGCTCCCAATGTCCAGGGGAGCTTTGGTCAGGCTTATTTCGGCGGCGGAATCACGGTCGACAACTGGCTCGCCACTCTCGGCCCCGACGTCCGCGCCGGTCTCACCCCACAAGACATTCAGAACATGCGGACGGCCTATCCGAACGGGATCCCGCCCGATGCCGCTTTCAACATCGCCGCTCGAGCCAGCCGGATCTCGGTGCAGGCGCAGACTCCGGGTTATCAGTGGCCGGGGATGGGTGGCGGTGGCGCCGCTGGCGCTGGCTCTTACGGGCTCGGCCAGCCAGGAGCGGTCATCCCGAGCGGAGGCACCCTCTACACGGTCACCAACCCCGATGGGACCAGGAACTATTACGTTTCCTATACCTGGGAGGGGATCGAGTTCTATTACCGGATCGGCACCGAGGCCGATATGGGCACCCTCTTTCCCAACCCGACCGAGCATTTCGCCAGCACTCGCAATGTCACCTTGGCCGAGTTCGACGCCATCGGCGGCCTCGAGCTCGGAACGGTCGACGAGATCTTGGGCTCCACCGAGTCGCTTGGCTCACAGATTTACGCCCAGATGCGGTCCTTCGGCCTCGAGGCGCTTCCCGACTGGCTCCGCAACGACCGCCAAGCCATGTTCATCGCCGCCCAGGGCGCCCTCGAGGGGTGGTCTCCGGGCCGGGTGATCAGGATGCAGAGCCAAACCCAGGGTTTCAGGGGCCGATTTGTCGCTTGGGACGTAGTGCTCGAGCGATCCGGCGGCGACGAGCTGGCGGCGATGGCGACCTACAGCCAGCTCGAGGATCAGTTCCGAGAGGTACTTCTCGACGCTCGAGGACCGCGAGCCGACACCAGCCCGCAGTACCTCGGCGAGTTGATTCGGCGTGGCTGGCTCCCCGAGACCATCGCCCCGATCGTGTCGGCCGAGGCCACCTTGCGAGGCGAGCCGGGGGTGATCGAGGATCTCAACCGCCTCCTCCAAGCCGGCGGCATGGCGCCGATCGGGAACGTGGGAGCGATCGCCCTCATCGCCGCCAACCAAATGCCAGCGGCTCAAGCGGCCGAAGTCATGTCCCAGGTCGATCTCACCAAGCTCCTCGCCGGGAACGACCCCATGCAGCTTTTCGATTTGCTCAACGACGCCATGATGGTCAATGCGCTCGAGGAGGCCGGACTCAGGAACCTCGATCTCGGCTTTATCCGCCAGCTTCGGGATGACACCGGGGGGTTAATCACCTCCGACTCGGCCAACGAGTTCGCTCAGACCGCGGCCGGCAACGTCCTCCGCTTCTCGAGGGATATTGACCTATCTCGCTACGGGCTGACTGAGGAATCGGTTGTGGCGACCGCCGCCAATCGCCCCGATCCCACCGGGCGCACCGCGGCCGAGAACCTCGAGATCATGAACCGGATCCTCCGAGAGCGCCAGGCCGCCGCCGGCGGATTCGACGCCTTCACCGGGTTCCAAGACGCTCGAGGTCGACTCCGCTTGGCCGGGCTCCGCGGCCTCTGACCTGCGACTTTCCGTCACCCGTTACGGCAATCCTTGTAATTCTACGTCGGTAACGCTTAGAGTCACGCCCGTCCTCGGGGACTCGCCCGACCCGAGCGCGTAGAGAGGGCTGCAAGGGAAATGACGACGACTAGCGAGCCTCAGGAAACCGTCACCAAGACGGCTTTCGACCAAGTGAAGGGCGAACGGGACCAATACAAGGCCCGGATCGACGCTCTCGAAAAGGATGCCCGCTCCATGCTTCTCGTCGACAAGGCATACAGCCACCTCAAAGGAAAGGTTCCCGACGCCTATGGCGCCGCCCGGACCATCTCCCGCGATTCGCTGTTTGCCGAGGTCAAGGATGAGGAGCTCCCCGCCAGGCTCGATGCTTGGGTGGAGGAGCAGAAGTCTCTATTCGGAGCTCCGCCCGCCGCTCCAGTCGAGTCGAGTGACACTGATGCTCCCGACCCGGCAGCGCCGATAGCGCCACCGCCAGGAGCCGCCCGAGCAGCGCCCTCTCCCTCTAACACGGGAGCAACCCCCACCCCTCCGAAGCTGACCATTGACTCACCTGAGATCAAGGAGGCTTTGAAGCGTGGGGACCGGGCCTTTATCGAGCAGGCGATCAAGGAAGGTCGCTACGAAAGCCAGCCGGGCAACCCTTACGCCCCTCGATAAAGGAGGTTTTGCGTGGCGAATGAAGTCACGTTTGCAATGGTCGAGGGACGGCTCGGCTACGACTACATGCTCCTCACCGATCAGATTCTGTCGGCGAGGTACGCATACGACAATGTGCGGCAGTACGCCCGCACCGTTGACATTGGTAGCCAGCCTTCCGACTCGGCACGTTTCCCCCTCTACCCCGCTCTGACGGCCGCCGGCCTGACGGACGGGACGGACCTGACCTCGAACACGGCCTTCCAGCCCGACATCGCCACCTTCGCGGTGTCAGAAGTCGGCTTGAAGTTCACCCTCACCGACCTCGGACGTTCGGGCTCTGTGCTCGGCGATTCGATCCTGGCCGGCGAGGGAGGCAAGGCGGTCCTCGAGAAGTTGACCACCGACCTTTGCGCGCTCGGTTCCGGTTTCTCGACCGTGATCGGCTCGACAGGCAACAACCTGACGGAAGCGCAATGGCAGGACGGCATCGTCGGCTTGATCGGTCAGAAGTCGCCGGAGGATCTGTTCTCGATTCTCCACGAAAGGCAGTACTACGACCTGATCAATGACATTGGCACCACGGTCTTTTCGGGCCAGTTGGCGCCGGGTCAGACGGTCCCCGAGCAGATCAACCGCATGTACCCCGGAGGTGGGCAGGCGCTCAACCTCTACGGGGTGATGACGGCGATCAACCCCCTCATCCCCACCGCCAACGGCGGAGCGGACCGAGCCGGGTTCATTGCGGTTAGGGACCGGACGATCGCCCTCGTGATGAAGTGGGCCATCCGCCCCGAGTTCGAGCGTGACGCCTCTCTCCGTGGAACGGAGTCGGTTGTCACCGCTTGCTACGCGGTCGGCGAGATCGAGGACGCCACCGGAGTCGCGGTCATAACGGACGCCTGAGATCGAAAGGAGTTAGTCAATGACGAGTCCAATTGATTTCTGGCTTCCCCCCTCGGGATTGCTGCTCAAAGACGACTTCGCCTCAAACGATGCGGTCGCCGATGCGACCATCAGCGAATTGAGGTGGGAGCTGGTCACGATCGGCAATGCCTCGACCCCCTCGTACTTGGCCCAACAGGGTCTCGGTGCCTATGGCGTGCTGCGGCTTACCACCGCGGCCACCGCCAACGGTGACGGCGGAGTGATCCGCTTGGACGAGGACGGTCTGATCGTTCGGCCGGGTACCAAGTTCGGCGCCAAGATCCGTTACCCCACGGAGCTCGCCTCGGGCAACTTCCGAGTCGGACTCCAAGACTCGGTGACGGCCACCTCTCCCACGGTGGGAGTGTGGGTCGACTCCGATGCCGGGGTGCTGTCTTGCCAAGTCGACTCCGCCGATCACGGCGACGAGGCGGCCTTGGTTTCGGGGCCAGCCGGCGTCAAGGCCGGCCTGACCTCGGGGACGACAATGGCGATCGACAGCTTCTACGAATTCCGCGTGGAGTGCTCGTCGGAGCAGAACGCCCAGGGCGGTCCGAAGTCGGTGGCCTTCTACGGCGGCTTGGTGGGAGCCAATGGCCGCCCGGTGATGGTTCACCTGGCAACGGTCCCTTGCAACATTGACGACGACGAGGAAGTCGAGTTCTCGCTGGCCCATTGGCAGGACTCGGGCGGCGCTGATGCTGTCGCTCTCGACGTCGACTTCGTTTGGCTCTGGATCCCGAGATAACCGATTTGAGGAGGGGTGCTACGGGCCCCTTGGTACCCCTCCTCGAGCCCTTGAAAGGAAGGGAACCATGCCAACAGTGAAGTTCCGTCACGAGTCCCACAAAGGCGACAAGCTCTCAGTGGGAGGGCGCAAGGTGCAGTTCGACCCGACCGGAGTGGCTGAGGTCGATGCGGCGTTCTTCGCCGAGCACTTTGCTCAGAACCCCGATGTTTCCAAGGTCGAGGCGACCGCTCCGTCGCCGTCGACCCCGGTGCGCCGCTCGGCCACCAAGAAGGCCGCCGCTCGGAAGTCGAGTGCCAAGAAGGCACCGGCCAAGAAAGCGGCCGCCAAGAAAGCGGCCAAGAAATGAGCGACACCTTCTGCCCCACCTGCGATAAGTCGATTGGTGGTGGCACCTTTGGTTGGGAGGGCCATCTCACCTCCAAGGCTCACAAGGCCAATGTGGAGCAGTTCGGCGCTCCCCCCGAGGTTGTCGAGCTCTCGGTCGAGGAGCTCAAGACCGCGCTTGCCAAGGCGGAGGAGGAGCGTGACGAGGCACTCGCCGCCAAGGCTCGAGCCGAGAGCGACCGGCAGCGGTTCATGCCCTATGCCGACATGCCGATCATCCGCACCGCCGATGACGTGCTGGCTCACTTCGGCGAGGAAGCATTGCGTTCGATGGCCGAGGGCGAGCTCGCCATCGAAAACAAGCGCCGGCAGAAGGACGGGCGGCCCCCGCTCTGGTCGGAGGACAAGGCTTACTACGAGAAGCTGATCCGCGACCTGATGGCGAAGCTCGCCCAGGAAATGTCGCAGGAGCGGTCTCGAGCTCTGCCCGACGACCCCAAGAAGATCCTGCGGATGCGGACCGCCAAGATGGTGTTCCCGATCTTTGGCGACGGTTGCGACGACAACCCCAAGACGCCTTGCTACCGGCATGGCTCGATCCGCCAGATCCCCCTCGAGGGAACGATCAACAATGGCGCCGGCTCGATTGCCGATCCGATCGAGCGCTACAAGCGGAAGGGCGCCAAGCTCGCTTTCCCGATCCGTTGCCTACTCCGCGATTGCGACGAGGCGGAAGCGCTCGACCCCGTTACCGGGCAACGGTTGTGGGGCGGCTATTGCTCGGAGACTCACCTCCGAGTGATGGAAGGGCAGATGGTTCAGGGAATCACCGGCCGAGTGCCGGTGGTCGAGTCGGTGATGGGCTGAGTCATGGGGATCCGGGTCGAGGAGATGGAGCCGATGACGGCTGAGGAGATCCGTCGTCATCGGCTCACTCGACCACCAGAAGGCCACCAGCGTGAGGGTTTCTCGTTCGCTCGGATGGGTGGTCTTGACGACCCCGACGAGGAGCTCGCCCTTCCCGGTCCCGATGACGTGGTGGAGGGAAACGCCGTCCAGCTCGCCCCCCGCCCGCTTGGCGAACCCCTCCGTGGCCGTGAGCTTTTCGAGGCGGTCAAACAGCACTACCTCAACTGGTGTCGTGAGAACCGGCAGTTCTTCCGCCAACGGGCGGCGATGCTCAAGGCCACCTCACCTTTGCAGTTCTCGCATATGACGCAGCAGCAGCTTGAGGACTACCTCACCTCCGACGCTTTTCTCAACCAAGCCGCCGAGGAGAAGGCCAAAGCCGCCTGCGCTCGAGCAGCCAAGGTGTTCGGCTGGGATGAGGCGCAGATCCTCGATTTGGTGCCGACCGGACACAAGGTCGACGAGCGCCCGAAGATCCTTCTACCGGGCCAGGAAGGCCGCTAGTGGCGACCGTCGCGTCCTTGACCCTGATGATCGAGAACATGCTCTATGGCATGGCTCGGATCGAGCGGCCGGCCGAGGACACCGTGACCACCGCTCCCGCCCCGGCCACCACCGGCACCACGATCACGCCGGGGACCGTTACCGGGGAGTTCTGGCACCGAGGCGACTACGCCGAGGTGGTGGGTGCCGCCGGTGCCGAGTCGGAGATCTTCATCTTTGCCGCTACTGCCTCTGGCTCGACCAACATTCGCCGAGCTCAGCGCGGGACGACCGCGGCCTCGATTGACACCAACACGATCCTTCGCAAGAACCCTCTCTATCCGCGGGTGATGATCGTGGACTTCATCAACGAGGTCATCTCCGACATGCTGGCCGAGAAGGTCTGGTACCACTCCGAGCGGACCCTGGCGTGGATCGACGGCAATCGCACTTACGAGCTCCATGCCGACGATGACGATGTGGTCGCCGTCTACCAATTCGACATCAACTCCGACGAGCGGATTCACCCCTTCCACTCCGGGTTGTGGCAGGTTCGTACCCAGATCTCCACCACCGTCGAGACCACTGGCAAAGCTCTGATCCTGCGCTCGGTCAAGGATCCGGCCGAGACCGTGTTCTACACCGCTCGCACCATCCCCAAGGTGGCGAACATCGCCAGCTTCCCCGACCAGCTTGCCAATCTCATCCCCTGGGGCGTCTGCGCCCTCATCCTCGGCGGCAGCCGCACCGTTCCCGCTCGCCATGACCCCAACCGCCAAGCCAAGCCCGAGGCCGAGGAGGGAGGGTCGGTCCGAGACTGGCGATTCTTCGAGGCCAAGTTCTTACAGAAGCGAGCCGACTACCTCAACACGCTCAAGAAACGAGAGCAGGAGATCAGGCCCGGCCGCACCTTCCGCCGGCACCAACCACACGCCTACCTGGGGCGGTGAGCCTTGTGGAAGGCCACGTCTACGCCACCCTGGGGACACTCCGCCTCCGGCTCGCCTCCTGGCGCTCGAGCAACGAACGATTCCAAGACCGGCTGATCCCCGTCGACCCCGAGCTCCGTTTCGTTCCCAACCGATCGGACGGTTTGGTGGCGGCCCAAGCCTCGACCTACTGGCTGGTCGACCGTTGGGACGCCGGCGAGGGCGAGGACCGTTGGGATCCCGAGAACCCCGGCTTCGAGAAATCGACCAATGTGACCGCCAAGCGGATCGGGAAGGGCATCGTGCTCGGTGCCTTGCAGATCGCCACCGTCGACAACGGCGGCTCGAGCATCTTCAACGACGGCCGCCGCTTCGGTTATGGGCAGGGCTCGATCTGGACGGTGGAGGATGGCTCCGGGTACAAGTGGGACGTCACCAACTCCAAATGGGGAGCAGGAATCACCACCGGGGCTGGAACCTCCGACGTCACCTCGCTCACCGATGGCGACGACACCTTCATGTATTCCGGTCACGAGGATCTCTCGATCTGGCGCTGGAAGTCGGGAACCTCTGAGGAGCATTTCGCCAGTTTCACCAAGGCACCGATCGTTCGCTCATGGGGCGGTTTGCTCTACGCCCTCGATGGCGACGATCTCTACTTAGTCGACAAACTCGTCGCCGACACAAGGACGCTGGTGGCCGACGTGATTGGCGATTCCGATGAATACCTCGCCGCCACCCCTTGGTCTTACGGTCGCATGTCGGTATCGGACAAGGGGCCGATCTGGTTCCAACGCCTCGACAACGGCCAGACCTTCATCTTCGAGTATTCGCAAGCCGAGGACGTGGCGGTTCGGATCGGCAAGCTCCCCGTCGACTTCGCCTTCCCCTACTCGATCTACTTTTCATCGGGGTTCATCTTTGTTGCCTTCCGGCTCGGTCCTACCCATGCCTCCGCCGGCGATGCCTTCATCTACTTCCAGCGAGGAGCGCAACGGGGAACCCTGGGGCCGGTGCGAGCGCCAAGCGGGGCCACGGCCTCCAAGCCGATTCTGATCGCCGGCACCGATGGCGACGACCTGATTTTCTACTTCGACGGAGCGATGTGGGCTTACAACTTCACCGCTGGTGGAATCTTCCAGCTCTCGAGCCAGGTGACCACCGGCACCCCTCAGGACGCCATCACTCTTGGTCCCTCGTCGTTCATCACCCCGGTCACCTCCGGCGGAAACACCTTGGCGGTGGAGCGATTCAATCGGGAGGCATTTACCACACAGACCGCCAACCTCGACTCGGGGTTGCACGATCTCTCCTACTTCGACATTCCCAAGATGTTGATCGAGATCATCGTCATCACGGATCCGTTGCCGGCCAACACTTCGGTGCAGGTGGCCTACTCGATCGACGGTGCCAGCTTCGTTACCGCCTCCGGCACTCACGACACTGACGGCGCCACCTCCAAGACCTTCGTGATCTCGGCCGCCGGCGCGGCGGTGAGAGCACGCCGATTTGCCATCCGGCTCATCCTCTCGACCAGCAACACCGCCAACACTCCCACCGTTCGCGGTTGGACCGCTCGAGCTTATGGCGCCGCCCATGAGCGACAGATCGTCATGGAAGTCGATGTTTCCAAAGACGGCGAGCAATCGACCACCGATCTCCTGAGCGGACTCGACGCCTTGGTCGCTACTCAGCAGGTGGTGACGTTCTCGCTTCCCTTCAAGAAGGCGAGCGGGGCGATCCCGGAGTCGATCCCGGTAGTGGTCCGCAACGTCATTTCTCCCGATGCCCTAATCCCCGACAGTCGTGTCTCGGCCACGGTCGAGCTCCGGGCCCGCGACTTGGTGGTGGTCTGATGCCTTGGCCTCCGCTCCCCGGCACCGACCGAGCGGAGCCACCACAACCGTTGTCGCAGACCTTTGAGGTGGCTTTCACCTCCGTCGCGGTGCGGGTCCATAGCTCGGCAGCCACCGTTCCCGAGAACACTTGGACGCCGATCCCGTGGTCGACCGAAGTGTTCGATACGGACGGGTTTTGGGATGCGGCGGCGCCGACCAAATTCACCGTCCCCTCCGGCAAGGCCGGGAAGTATCTCGTCAACGGCCAAGTGATGCTGGCGGTTGGGGCAGATGGCACCCAACAGCTCACTCGAATACGCAAGAACGCCACGACCTCGATGGCCGAAGCCCAGCACATTCGCAATACCACCACCGCGCCCACCACGCCCCTCATATCCATCGTCGACTTAGCCGCCGGCGACTTCCTCACCTTCGATGTGCAGCACGACACGACCGGGACGGATCCCGCGGTCGTCAGCGGCGCGGCACAGCCACTCAGTTTCTTCGAGATGTTCCGAATCGGTGCCTAGTTGAAAGGAGACCCCATGACCCCCCTCTATCAGACCGTGATCGCTGCGCTGGTGCTGACCGGCGTGACCGTTCTTGCCTTCCTTGGCCGGGTGAACCCCGATGCCGCCATCGCTCTCTACTCGACGGTGCTGGGCTATGTGTTCGGCGTAGCGGTGCCGACTCCGCTTCGGAGAACCAGGACTATCGACCGAGTATCAAATGAGGGCGGTGCCGGCGAGCTCGATCTCCTGGCGAAGATCTTGGTCATCGTCATCTTGGTCATCTTGGTTCTCATCCTTCTGGGCCGACTTTGATAACGGCCACTCAGGTTGTCGACCTGGCGCTCTCCCAGGAGGGCGATCGTTACATCTTCGGGGTTGAGGTCTCTCCCGATCTCCTCAACCCCGGAGCCTTCGATTGCTCGGAGCTGGTGCAATGGATCGGAGCTCGGCTCGGGATCCGACCGGCGGTCCCCGATGGCTCGTGGATCCAATGGCAACACGCCAAGCGCCACGGCACCTTGATCGGGGTGACGCATGCGACCGAGACCAAGGGCGCGTTGCTCTTTCGATTCGGATCCCCTCCGGAGTCGAGGGCGCGACCAACCTCCGCTCACGTCGCCATCAGCCAGGGAAACGGGCGCACAATCGAGGCCCGCTCGACTCGCTATGGCGTCGGCCAATTCCCTACCGCCAACCGCGGCTGGACCCATGCCTCGCTCATCCCCGGTGTCACCTACACCAAGGAAGCCCCGATCAAGGTGGCGGATCCCACCGCTCCCTCGGATTGGGCCCGCGAGGCTTGGGATTGGGCGATCTCGGGACCGGACCCGATCGTTCGTGGGAGCCACCCCCGGCAGACGGCGACGATCGAGCAGGTAATCACCTACCTCCACCGAGCGCGAGGGCAATGAAACCTCCCCGCCGCTTCTCCGAGTGCTGGCAAATGTCTTTCGACAACCCCGGCACTATCGAGCAGCAGCAGGCCGTTCGTAACGTCATGGCGGTCGAGTTCGGCTCGCCTCAGCACCAGTGGTTAAAGCGCCTTGATAAGTTCCTCAATGCCGAGCGCGGTCGCTCTTATCTGCCGATCGCCTTTGTCGACACCGACCCTTGGTTGGGGCGGGCCGGGACCACCGGGATCAATCTCTCGTGGCGGCTCGTCCCCGAGGGGATTCGTTGGGTGTTGCCCCACGAGTGCGGCCATGTCCACGATCAGTGCTTTCTCGATCAACTGACAAAGGATTGGTTCATGCTCAAGGTCTCCGGCCAGTCCGGCAATTGGGCGACCGAATATCAGGAGACCTTCGCTGATGCCTTCCGCGATTGGTGGCTCGGCACCGGCTGGCAAGAGCTCACGCCGATTCTCCTCGAGGCGGCATGATCGTCACGCGGGCGATCCTGTTTGTGGCGGTGGGCTTTGCCGCCGGCGTATGGGGAATCGCTGCGAAAGAAACGTGGCGGCGGCATCGGTGGCTGGCTTTGGGGTACGGTCATCTTGCCTTCGCCTTCGTCATGTCAGGGGTGATTCTCGGCGGCCGACTCGGAGGCGCCGCTGGCGACATTCCCCCATGGCTCTCGACTCTCGTGCTTCTCCCGATCATCGTCGTGCCAGCCGCACTCGAGTTGCACGCTCGGCTGAAAACGCGTCGCCTAGTTGAGTTGTTCGAGCATGATTCGTGATGTTCTCGTCCCGCTTATCTCGGCGCTCATTGGAGCGATAGCGGCAATAGTCGTTGCTCGGGTCCAAGGCCCACGGCGGCAGTCGGCATCCGAGATCGCGGTTGCGACCCAGGGAAAGGTCATATCGAGCCTCGGACGAGAGCTCGAGCGGCTCGATAGCGAGGTGGCCGAGGCCCGCGCCGACGCCGATGGCGCTCGTAAGGAAGCTCGAGCGGCTCGGGATGCGGAACAGAGATTGCTCCGCAGAGTCAACCGACTCGAGGCCGCCCTGCATTCCGCCGGCATCGACCCGGCCACGATCAATGGTGAGTGATGGACGGCCTAGTGATCGCCCTGGTTTGTTTCCTGCTTCTGGTTTGGGTGGCGTGCCAGGACTGATCGGAGGAGATCTCCCAAATACCAAAGCACCAGGCCGCCGCCCACCCAAATAGAGACCACGGCCAGGGCCCCGAAGATGCCGCCGCCCATGAGCAGCTCGAACAACACCACGGCTGCCACCAACCAGGGGACAGCGAGCAGGGCAACAACGAGGTAGGAGCCGGTTCGTTTCATCGCGAAACTCATTCAACACCCAAAGCCAGGGTTGGGGAATAGTCCCCGCCTACCATCGGGCCGAGCCCTGAGGAGAGCAAGCTCCCCCCCGCCACCAGTATCAGCAGGTGGGAGCGCTTCGGACTCGGCACCGATGGTTAGGCGATCTGGTGAAGCGATGGCGTGCCGACCTACCCGGACGGTCGATTTCTCAAACGTAGTCAAGGGCATCGACCACTTCCTCGAGCCGGCGAGTGGTGGTCCGGGTGTATTTGGCGGTCATCCCCGGATCGGAGTGGCGGGCGAAACTCTGTACGTCCCGTAGTGGTTTGCCGGCGTCGACCGCCCAGGCCAGCGCGGTATGGCGGAGCCGATGCGGGGTCAGGTTGCGAACGCCGGCCGAGCGGGCCACCAGCTCGACCCATTCCCACACGGTTGCCGGGTTGACATGTCCTCTGAGCCCGACAAAAACCCACCCCTCCGCTTGGTGAGGTGCGAGCTCCGAGCGGAGTACCGGATGCACCGGCAAGGTGGCGGTTTTCGATCGTTTGCCCGTCACTCGATACCACTTGAGCTCGTCGTCGAAGCGCTCCCACTCCATCTTGGCGATCTCGAAACGACGAAGAGCTAGATAGAGGCCGGCGAGAACGGCGGTTCCCTGCGGCCACCAGCCGAGGGCCACCTTGACTAGTCCTCGAGTCTCGTTGGGCTCGAGAGTTCGGCAAACCATTTCCATTCGGGGCGGCACCCGGATCGCCTTGGTTGGTGGGTTGGCGCGCTCGATCGCCTCCCAATAGTGGGTGAGAGCCGCCGCCACTTGGCCTCGAGAGGAGTGGCTGTTGGGCAGACTCGAGGCCCACTCCGCCAAGGTGGCCGCTCGACAAGTCTCGAGCTCCGAACCCTGGGTTCGCAACCAGGCTTGAGCCTTCCGACAGTGACGGACGTAGTAGGCGATGGTCCGCTCGTCCAGGCCCAAGCCAGTGAGGTAATCGTGGAATTGCAACCACTCCATCTGCAAAGGCTCGCGACGATCGACCATCAGAAAACGGGACCATTGGCCCGTATCTCATTTAGGCCGCAGGACTCATTGAAGGTGTCGCCCTGAGCCAAACGCCCTTAGCGCGGGTCACGGCCAGACGAAAGGGCTCAAGGAGGTCTCCCGGCCCGTAGAGGTAGAAGCGAACGTCGATTTGCTGTACCTCGGCGATGGCCTTGAGCAAACGATCGTCGATCCGGCGGCGACCTTGCTCGATGTTGTAATAGACCTCGGTAGTGATCTCCTCCCCGAGACTCGCCGTCAGCGCCTCCGCCATCTGAGTCGGTGTCATCCCGACAAGTTGGCGAGCGAGCTTGATTGCCTCGCTGGTGCTGTATTCCTTCGTCGTCATCGCCCTGCCGACCTCCTCGGTTGTCGCCCTCGACGCTTCGTAGTAATCGGAGGATTTAGTGCGGTTTTCCACACCTGTCAAGAGAATGTGTGGATTTTGTCGTAATCCTTGACGAACTTTCGTCATTGCTGTACGGTCACCGCTCGTGGCTACCAACTTTCAAATCACGGTTGCAAATGTCCTAGCGCGAAAGGGACTCGATCTCGACGTCGAGCTTCTGCGGATGCAAGGCGAAGGTCTGTCGGCGGCGTCGATGGCCTTGGAGCTGGTCCGCCTCTCCGATGGAGTCGTGAGCATCACTGGCCCAACGGTTGCGACCTGGGCCGACGCTCTGTTGGAGAAGGCGTCGTGATCAAAAGAGTAAAGCCGAGTCCGAGCCTCCGTCTGATGATTGATTACGTCCTCGTTGAAAAGACCGGCACTGGACTAGCCGCTCATCTGAGACAGCTACGCGGCGAGGGTCTCTCGTACGCTCGCATTGCTAGGCGGATCACTTCTCTTACTGAGGGTTTGAGCCGCTCGCCGGGATCCACCATCGCCTACTGGTTGAGGGTCATGACATGACCTGCACCTGCACCACGGTCGGCCATTGCTCCGCTTGCCGTCCCGCTTGCTCGATTTGCGGAGCTGCGTTCTTCACTCGAGTTGGTGGTGACCCGGTTTGCGAGGAGCACGCGTGACCCTCGCCTTCTCGAAGTTCGATCCCCCCGGCCCGACCGCTCCCTACTTCGGGTTCCACTGTCCCGATTGTGGATCGACCAAGTGCGCCCCGGTCGGCGACGGCACCGCCTATTGCTACGACTGTTGCACCAAGTTTGCCGCCGAGGTTCTTATAGGGGGTTCGTCGGCGGCAGCCCCCACCCCGGTTCTTCCTGACTCCGAGGTGGGGGCAACCGTTCCGTCTGCGATCCCCCTCGAGGACGGAGCACCCGTATCCCCGTTCGCCCCTGAGAGAGTGTCTTATCCGCCCTCCCTTAATGCCCGGCGAGCGGTTCCCCGCCATGCGCGCAAGCGGGGTGCGGGATTCCTGAGCCGAGTCCTTTCGAGGTTTGGCCCCCCCTTTCTTCCGAAAGGACTCGGGCTCGGGAGCACGTTCAAGATCGGCTAGCTCCCCCGCCGGGAGCCCAACAACAAACAGCGAAGGAGAGCGCTCATGGGTCAGCCCATTCTCGAAGGCCTCGAAGGTGTCGGGGTCAAACTGCGAATCAGCTACGGCGGGATGCAAGCCGTAGCCGACAAGGAACCATCACTACGCGACCCGATCTATTTGGCGATCAAGGGTCATGTTTCCAAGGTGGGGGGAAGTCTCGGGTGGTGATGACGACTCGATCGTCGTGACCATCGTTGGCGAGCCCTCGATCCTTTCGTTCGACGCCTACCGAGCGGCGATCAGCCACATCAACAACGGCGATAGCGAATGACGGTCGACGCTCCGACGAAATCTCGTAAAGCTCGCAAGCGACGGGACACGGCCCCGCCGGACGCTGCCAAGAGACGCGTCCAGATTCGCGTCGTCATGCTGAACAACCCGGAAACTAGGCGTAAGGAAGTCGGCTACCGAGCCGTCGTGCTCGACGGGCAAAAGATGTTTCACGGCGATGGTCCGACTCCCGACGCCGCGGTTGCTGTGCTCAAACACGAAGTGGAATTGGCCGCTCGCTTGCGGGAGGCGCGCGAGGAGTATCCCAAGACGATCGAGGTCGACTGGTGACGTCCTGCGGGTGCGGTCCTGGTGCTTGGTGTCGAGTGTGCAGACCCGACGCCGGCAAGAGCTTCGATCCCCCTCGAGTTCAACCACGCCCGCGTAAGCCGCCGCCATGGCGGCAGGAGTATCGAATCGCCGTCACCCCCGCTCGGCTCGAGGAGGCGGCTTGGCGGCTCGGTCGATGGAGTGACCGGCCACGCAAGGAGGCGAGAGGGATGGTCGCTTTCTTGCTCGGAATCTTTCTGGAAACGGAGGCAACATGAGAACCGTCGTCCACGACGACGCTGGGATAGCTCGGCTCACCTACGAGCCGACACAATTGCTTACGGCTTCTCGCCCACCGGAGCGGTGGCGGAGGCTCTCGTACTCGATCCTGGGCGTCATTACCGGCGGGCTGGCCTTTGGCTCGCTGATGCTCGTGACCTGGGGAGTCGAGTGGATCATCGACCGTTACGGATGGGGCGCTTGGTGCCTAGCCGGCGCCGTCCTCGGTGCCGGATATGGATTGCTCAATGAGCGCCTCGATCGCTGATGCCGTGGGGAGTGTGGGCCGCCCTGTTCGCGATCGTGGTGATGGTGATCATCGTGGCGACGAGGCCCGACGACCAATGACGCTCCGCGTCACCATCACCCGCAACCCGGAGAATGGGAGGTGGGTTGCGTCGACATGGATGCCGACCGATCGCCACACTGGCAACGGCTCCGACGAGGTGCAGATCAAGGTCGAGGCCGATGAGCGCACACTCGCTCTCCAAGCCTTACATCGGGCGGTAGAGGTGCAACGCGAGCGGCGCGAGCTGGCTTCGCATTACGAGGTGCTCGAGGTCGAGTGGTGAATCCGTCCGCCGTCGTGCATTCGTTCACGACCAACCCCTCGCGCATCTGCCCCGATCTGCTTCGCCTAAGCCAGCTCGGTGAGGCCGATTCTTGGCGGGGCCATGTGGTGCGCGGGTTCTTCCGCCTCCTCCGGTGGCTCACTGGCATATGAGCTTTCACGCGATCCACGTTCCCACCTCTGACGAGGACGATTGGCGAGCCAAGCGCAAGCAGGGTCTCGGTGCCTCCGACGTCGCCGCCATCTTCGGGTATTCCCCTTGGCAATCTCGCTACTCGTTGTGGGCGGAGAAAACCGGGCAGCTTGAGGTCGAGGCGTCCGACGCGATGTTGGTGGGCAAGATCGTGCAGCCGGCAATCATCGAGCTTTGGGAGCAGCGGTCCGGGCTCTACGCCCTTCATCGAGACCAGCTTTGGCAGCATCCCGAGGTTCCGTGGGCGCTCGCCACACCTGACGCCCTGATCTTTGATTCGCCGGGCCTCGACTACCCCTCAGCCAAGGAGGCTCTTGCGGTCCTCGAGGTGAAGAACGAGTTTGCCGAATGGGACGAGGTGCCCCCCAAGTACGCCATCCAAGTCTGTTGGCAGCAGGGAGTGACCGGCTTGACCGAGACCCCGGCGCAGCTCGTAAACCTCACCGCTCGCAAGCGGATACAGATATTCGACGTGGAGTGGGACGCCGATCTGTGGTCGGCATTGGTGGAAGGGGCCAGAAATTTTTGGGATCTAGTAGTCGCGGGAAAGGAGCCGCCGGTCGATGAGTCGGAAGCCACGTCAAGCGCATTGGCACAGATATTCCCCGGTGACGGTGGCGAGGTCGATCTCGATGACAAGACGGTCACCTACTTGGACTCACCGATCACGGTGGCGACGGCGGTGGCCGAGCTTCGTTACCTCAAAGCCGAGCGACAGAAAACGAAAAAGAAGATCGACGGGCTCGAGAACAGCCTGAAAGCCTTACTCGGTGACGCCGAGATCGGCTTGTGGAAAGGAGCACCCCTAGTGACATGGAAACAGCAGACGCGAGCCGAGCACGTCGTCGCCGAGTCGACGTTCCGAGTTTTGCGATTGGCGAGTGAGCGCGATGGCAAGTGAGTTAGCCAAGTCGGTCGAGGAGCGAGGAGCCGCCGCGCAGCAGGGTCGGAACAAGACCCTCGACGATTACATCAACCAATACGCCGACGATTTCGCCGCGGTTCTCCCCGCCAACGGCGGTCTCGACCAAGCGATGTTCGCCCGCTTGGCGCTCAACGTCTTGCGGTACAAGCCACAACTGCGCGAGGTGGAACCCGCCTCGTTCCTGGGAGCCTTGTTCTCGTGCGCGCAGATGGGACTCGACCCGACCGGGCTCGACGGCGAGATCTACATGACGCCCTTCAATGCCAATGCCGGCACTCGAGAGAATCCGAGGTGGGTCAAGCGGCTGCAATTGATCGTCGGCTATCAGGGCTATTTGCGACTCGCCGAGCGCACCGGGAAGATCCGCACGCTCGTTGGCCGACCCGTCTATCAGAACGACGAGTTCTTGCATCGGATCGTCAACGGCCAGGACGAGGTTTTTCACACCCCCACTCCGCTCGGTAAGGATCGGGGCTCCTTGATTGGCACCTACGCCACCGCCGTCCTCACCGATGGCTCGATCGTGGTCAGGGTTTGCTCGGTCGAGGAGATCGAGTCAGCTCGCAAACGATCCAAGGCCGGCGGCAAAGAGGATCCCGAGGGACCGTGGGTGACGGACTTTGAGGCGATGGCGATCAAGACCGCGGTGCGCCGGCTCTGGAAGTGGATCCCGAAAGAGGAGGCCGGTATCGCCGCTTTCAATGCCGACCACCGCGTCTTTGATCGTGTCCCCGAAAAGGGTCAACTCATGGCACCAGCTCGCGTCGACGACTCCGAGGAGATCACGGTGCTCGACGCCGAGGAAGTGACCGAGGAGAAGGCCGAGGAGCCATCGTGATCCTGGCCGACCAAACCGAGCTTCGCGGTGCCAAATGCGGCACCCTGCATAGCTACAACAAGCTCAAGTGCCGATGCGCTGATTGCCGAGCGGCCAACCGGGCCTACGCGCTCGAGTACCGCCTTCGCCATCGGAAGCCCAAGCCACCCCCACCCCCCGCGGAGGGCATCGGCAAGCTGATTTGCACCATCTGTGATCGGCCATTTGCCGAGCACTCATTAACCGAAGCGTGCTTTCGCGTATGAGCCGCTGCCGAGGATGCGACGCCCCGATCCGATGGGTGACCAATGCCACGACGCGCCGACCGATGCCCCTCGACGCCGAGCCCACCGAGCTCGGGAACGTGGTGTTCATCGACGACAGCGACCGAGTGGCGGTCCTGGGGAAGGCCAAGGCTGACGAGAAGCGAGCGGAGGGAGCGATCCTGTTCATGCCCCACCACGTCACCTGCCCCAAGCGGGCTGAGTTCAAGAGGAGCAAGAGAGAACCCGACCCGGCGGCCACCGGGGACTGACGGAAGGAGAACCAGTGAAGATCTGGCATTGCACCCTTGGCTTCGGTGCCTGCAACCCCTTCTGGCTGGTGCGCTATCACCTGGCTGGCGATCATTCGGAATGTGGGTGGATCGACGAGTGATCTCGTTCTTCGTCCCCGGCACCCCCAAACCTCAGGGCTCCAAACGCGCCTTCCTTCACAAGACCACCAAGAAACCGATCATGGTGGAGTCAGGAGGGAAGCCCCTCACCGACTGGCGTGGTGACGTCAAGCGAGCGGCGATGGAGGCGATGGGCGATCGCCCCTTGTTCGAGGGTCCGGTGGGGATCTCGCTTGGCTTCGAGCTCAATCGCCCCAAGTCCCACCCCAAGACGCGACCGACCTGGCCGATAGCCCGACCCGACATCGACAAGCTCGGGCGATCGGTCCTCGACGCGCTCACCGCGGTCTGTTTCAAGGATGACTCCCAAGTGGTCTATCTCGAGATGGCAAAGGGATGGGCCGACGTCGGGCGCGGGTCGGGAGTGTGGGTTCGGTTTTGGGACGAGGCGTGGGAGGACTCCTCGGTGGCGAGGCGGGGGTTGGAGGCAGAGTGACAGAGAACCTACGCCGGGATTTGATTGCCGTGATGGCTGCTTCTAGTGGACCGGAGAATGCCCTAGACGCCATCCTCGACCTACTCGACTCTCGGGCTGAGGAGTGGGCGGATTCCAATTCTGTCGCTTGCTCGACTGCCCCCGAGATGTGGTGCGAATGCCCAAGCGATGAACAGGTTCGCAGCCTCATAGCTGCCCTCCGTCAACCACAGGAGGGTGAGTGAGGCTCCTCGACCTCTTCTGCGGTGCCGGCGGAGCGGCGATGGGATATCACCGGGCCGGGTTCGATGAGATCGTCGGTATCGATATCGTTTCCCAGCCTCGATATCCATTCACGTTTATCCAAGCCGACGCTCTCACTCCCCCGGTGCGGTTGGAGGACTTCGACCTGATACATGCCTCGCCGCCATGTCAAGCGTACAGCCGAGCATCGGCGCCGTGGAATAGTCGCCTGGGGGTCGCGCTTAACCGCAACCAAGACCTACTACCGGCCACGAGGACGATCCTGGACGGATCGTCGGTTCCCTGGGTCATTGAGAACGTGCCAGGCGCCCCGATGACGAACTATGTCGTACTTTGCGGTTCCACGTTTGAGTTGGGTGTTCGACGGCATCGCTGGTTCGAATCGTCCTTCCCGGTGTTAGTGGCGCCATGTCGAGAGCATCGACAAGATGATGTTCTGGTTTTCGGCGGCGGTGTCCGTGGGC